ACGTAGAGTGGAAGTATGGAGGTTATATTCGGTGAATACTAACCCATCCTTATTGATGTGTTTTTGATTATCTAATTCAACTATGTATTTTGGGTCTACTTGTATTCCTGATTTCTCTATCCATTGGAATACTTCCGTTGCATCCTTTGCAAAATTAAATACTGATTCGTTTGCTGTTGAGTTTACTTCATATTTTAATATCTTTTTTATTATCCCAACTTGCTTTGATAATGGGATACTATCGTTTATATTTGTTGCCCAAGCCTCTTTAATGGTTCTTTTGTAAAATGATTGGATTTCTCTAAATTGGTCTTCATCTATACCACTATCGGTAATGAATCTGTATAAATCAATATCTACTGCCTGCTTTAAATTCAATAGATGAGTTACACTCTTACCATTTACCACTGCTTTAAAGCGTTGGGATTCTTCTAATTGTTTAAGTGCATCTTCTCTCAATCCTAACCCATCGGTATGGTTTATATTGATTACATATAGTTTTGGTAAACAGCTAACTACAATGAATGATATACGATTGTTTAGAGCATGCTTATCAGTATCCGAAAGTTGAATGTAAATTCTACTTGGACGGGAATTAAACTCCAATAAGAAATCATTGAACGATTGTGAATCCTCTATGTATATAACCATCTTACAAAGATAATAAAAAGATTTGGTTTTTCCAAATTATCCTCTATAAAATTTTGTAAGGTTTCTAACATAAGTATCTATGTTGGATATTGTTTCTTGCGAATAGTTGATTGAACGCTGATTTAGTTGTTCTACCTCTGCAGAATTAGTTCCACTTATTTTCCAACGCATTCTTAATGCAATATAGGCTGGGTTATTTGAATAAGCATCAAATGTTTCTTTTGATATTTCATATATAATACCATTTTCATCATTTGATTTACGAGTAAAGTAACGAAATATAAAACCTATACTATAATCATTTGAATTGGGCGTGGGTTCGTATGTTTGAATTAAATTTTCAAATTGAGAAATATTTTTAGATGTTAATATATTGTATATATCTATACTATTCATATTAGTTTGCTGGTCTATATTTTAATTTTATTATAGTTTCCCAAGTACTATCAGATACTCTATGATTTACCTCAATTACTTGCATCAAACCATCCGTTTGAAAAGGTAAATCTTTAATTTTAACAACCCTACCGACGGTTATACCCGATATTCCCAATACCGTTAATTCTAATTCAGCTGGTAAAAGTGGGTTATTTTTGTTTACACTAGCATCTCCAAAATATAAATTTTTAACTAAAGCTACATCTTTTAATACTACCTTTGTTCCTTTTTCATTATTTGTGTGTTCGGTTTCTTTTGGTAAATTTCCAATAACTATGCAATTTTCATCAATCAAACCTTCGGTTGCGTTGTTGGAGAGTGAATCTTTAACAAAATCCGTAGATATTTTTGAATAGATACCAAAGCCACCTGTATTATTAGTAATAGGTGCTGGGGAATCACCTGCTTTAACTCCTTTTTTTGCTAATTCTGCAGTTGATTTTTGTATAAGATTATTTAAACCATAGTTAGCATTAATATCAAGCGTATCAGCTGGTTTTGTAAGCAGATATGGTGCTGATGCACCGGTTGATATTTCATCGGATAAAAAATCTTTTTCGTATTTAAAAAATAAATTTTTTCCAAGCTCTATACCTTTTCTGTTACCCAACATCGCCATTGATATTAATTCTTTTGGTAAATCGGAATTAAATGACATGTTTATAATAGTACTATCGTTTCCAAATAAATCTATTTCTGGAACTGATTGTTTTCCTTTTGGAGCAAGATTATAATCTACAATTGTTAATACACTATTATCTGTTTTTGAATCTGCACTCTCATCTAACCCAAGTTCCATCAAACCAGCTGATGCTATGTTTATTTCAGTACATAATTTATCTATAAAATCTTTAACTGAACCTTCTCCTGTATTATACCAAGCATCTAATGCAAAATCTACATCTACATATATTTCTCCCACATTACCATAAGAACCTGCTTCAAATACATTAGTATATCCATTAAATGTTATTTCTGCTGGTTTTTTGTGATTAACAAATTCTCTACTATTTACTAGAAATTTTTGTGTTCCTTTTATTTCCAACGAAGCAGCATCATTTCCTCCAATTCTTGTTGGATTAGCCATCAATGAATTTGGAAAAATTATATTTTCAGATGTGCTTATCATATTTGGATGTGCTTTTCCAATTGATTGTGAAATATCAACAATAGCACCGCTTGTTTTTTGTTTATTTACCGTATATTTGATAATAGTAGTCATATCAACATATACTTTTTCAGTTGGCTTATAATCAGTTGTGGCAAGTTGATTCCACCATCCTTTAATAGCGCCTGTTACTTCACCGGCTCCTTGTTTACTTTTTATAAATTCATAATTTAATAAATGATTTTTTATATCGTTTTTTAATGCCTCTGTAAATTTGGCATTATCTGGTTCTAATAATCTAGCTATTTTAGTATCTATTTTATTATTTTGAGATGATGCCGGCGTTTGTTTAGTCCCGTGATTATTCATACCCAAATAAGCAGGTATTTCTGTTTTTGTCCCAACAGTAAATGTTGCATCTACACTAGCATCTGGATTTAATGTAAAACTAAAATCAATAAGTGGACCTACCATTGCATCGGATGTATGTGATGTTCCTGCGCAAAACCCTAACCAAGCTTTTATATTACCAGCTATATCTTTTGATGCGGTAGTAGCTGCTGGTTGTTGGTTATTACCAGTAATTCTATTTTTATTCCATCCCCATACTATACTTTTTGCATTACCAATTCTAAAAAAATTTTGATATTGTTTTAGTTGATTCATTGATGCAAATTTAACTGTCACTACACCATGTCTAACTACGCCCATAGAACCATTTGGTTTTACTTCTAAATTTGTAATTATTGGTGGGAATCTTTCTCCACCTGATTTATAATCCCAATTAACAGTTTCTCCTATTGTTTGCCCACCAAGATAATGACTAAAATAGACGTATGGCATTGCACCACTAAATTTAGTTTTATCTAAATTTTCAATAGCGTTTATTATACCCGCATCTAATTGTGAAAAAAATGGAAAATGATTCATAAACTATTAAAATAATTGTGTAACTACTGATGCTCTAACTGGTATTCTTAATTGTAATCCCGGTTCTAGTTTTGTATCTATATCTGTAAGATTATTATACGTTGCTATTACCCACCATAATTGAGAATCACCATAAAATTGATATGCCAATAAATCTAATCTATCATCTTCTTCCGTTACAATTAATATATCGGAATCTTTTGGTTCTATATATGGTAGTAATTGTGAGTGATACACCAATCCTTTACCAGTTTTATTTTGTATATTTAAATTATCGTATCTTCCCATATTATTGTTTTGCTCTTGCGTTTGCTTTAGCTTTTTGAACTTTATCGTATAATGCTTTAGCTCCAGGAGAACTTTCCTCACCAGTTGATGGATTATAATAACCACTAAATGATGTGCTTGTTCCTAGTCCATTAGTATTTTCATACCCACTTTGGAATGGTGGTAATGGTTTACTTTCTAACATAGGTAGTTTTTCCGTTTGTCCCGGATTAAAAGTTGGTGCAGTTTGAACACTATTAAGATTAAGCGCATTAGAACCCATATCAGTTGTAGGAGCTACTCCTAACATACCACCACTTGATGATTGTACTTTTGGTTCTATGGTTAAAGGTGTTGATAATTTAGTATTTGGTAATTTAACTATATCAACTTGTTCCATTGGTGGAAGTTTTAGTTGATTTGCATCGTTTGGTTCTGGTAATGTTGGTAAATCTGGTGCAAAGTAGAAAGGAACATTATTTGTATTTTGTATTACTTTATATGTTATATCCAATTCACACACAAAGGGCGCTTGCGAACCATTTTTAATTTCCCACGGCGATATATCTGGAACTGTCATAGTACATGCAGTAATAAACCCCTTATCTATATTTAGTATATTTCCAATTTTTAAAGGAACAATACTGCCACGAATACCACCAGCAAAACCACCAATACCTTTTGTTAATTCCATTATACTATTTGCTTTTTGCCAAACTTTTGGTAAAGCAGTTTCGTTCATAGCGTATAATTGTGCTTTAAATGATATTTCACGTTCAAAACTTTCGTAAAAATAAAACTTATATGGTGAACCAATTGGTTTAGCTTCTCCCCAACTTGGAGTTGGAGTATCTGTAAGACCAGTTATGTTAGCCATTAATTGGATTTTGTTTATAGAAATAGCAACTAAATCTTCAGCACCATCCAAAACATTTTCAGATAATTTACGATGGTCATTTTTTGGAGATTTTGCCACTTTTGGTTTACCAAAAAATTCATAGTTTACACTTCCATTTTTTAATAAATCATTTTCACTAAATCGTTTTGGTACTCCTAATTTTGCAATATCAACAAGTTTAAATTCTTCAGGTGTATCTTTATATACTAATTTATAGCCAGGATTAGTTTTATCATCTTCTAATTTTATAGAACCAGTTGGAACTTGTGATATATATTTTCCAAAAAATTGATATTTTGTTTCGTAATCTTTTACTTTTGCTTGGTTAAGACTATCATCCGTAATTGTAGATTTATATACTACTTTATTATTTATTGTTCTTGATTTTTTTGGTATTCCTAAAAATGTAGATTCCGCAACTACACCATTTGAAAGTCTAATTAACCCATCTACTTTTATTTGATTAGGTATATTAGAACCTTCGTAATTAGTAATAAATCCACCATCTCTTGATAATTGAGCTTGATTAGATGCAATACCTTTTTTTCCTTTTAATACATTTTGTGTTCGGGCATCGGTAGATGGGAATGTTGGTGGTGTTTTAAATAAACCATCTTTAATTAAATCAGTATTTTTGGGTAAATTGGTTGCAAGTGAACCAACCCCTAATTTATTAGCTAATTTTCCAATTCCTTTTGATGCTATATCTGTAAGTACACTTACAGCTGCTGGTCCTATATTTTGTTGAAATTGTTTTGGAGTAGAAAATGAACTTAAAAAATTACCTACTGCGGTTTTTTGATTGTTTACATTACCCGCTGCTAATTTAGTATATAACCCACTATCTGTTATTTTATCATTAATTACTAAATCAGATGGTAATAGTGGATGTTGTGTTGTATTTAGTGTGTCGTTAATAGCACTACCTGCTGCTTTTCCAATTTTACCAAATAATCCTAATCCAGTTTGTATAAGATTACCTGTTACTTTTAACGCTGCTTTTGTTACTTTTTTAGTATCTACTTTACCTTGTGTAGTTATACGGACAATATCTTTTCCATATATGTTTGGAGAGTTTTTAACTAAATTACTTAATTGTTTAACATCATTGGCAAACCTATCATCCGGTAGTGGGGAAAGCATATCAGCGTTTACATTTCTAGGATTAAATTTTTTATCCTGAAAGTTAAACTCATTCAATAAATCTTGCATTGACTTTCCCATACTTATTATTTTGGTTGCATTGTTTTTGCCGATTGTCTTCTAACTGTTTTAGCAATAACATCATCATTTAATTTTAATATAATATCTTGATTTAGTATTGCATCTGTCAATGCTTGTATTTTAGTAATTAAAGGATTATCCTCATCAATTTTAGTTGTTTTTGATTCTACTATTGAATCGGTATTTGGTTTATTTCCACCAAATATATTACCTACTGCCCCAACTGCTACTGCTGCTACACCAACACCGGCTAATACACCCAATCCAACCAATGATGCTGGATTACCTAATAAACTCAATGCACCTGCTAACATTAATACAGATGTTGAAAACGCTATCATACCAGTAGAAAATGATAGCATTTTATCCAAATTAGCATCTTTAAATGAATTACCTATTAAAGATAATCCATATCCAACACCAACTATTGCTGCACTTAATGCTAACATGGCTACAATTGCAGGTGTTGCTATTGCCGATAATTTTGATAAACCAAATAAGGCAATTGCTATACCACCCATTGCAGCAGCAAATACTCCCAATGTTTGGGGTACATCTTTAAGTTTATCAAATTCTGCAAAAGCTTGAGATAAGATGTATATTGCACCCGCAAAAGCTAACATAGCCCCAGCTGCTGCTAACATTTGTCCCGGATTACCTACACTATCAAGCATTGGTTTTACTTTTCGGGGTCTACCTCTTGTTGGTTTTGCTTTATCACTAACAGAATCGGTTGTGTTTAAAAAAGGAACTTTATCCCAAATTGCTTTTTTCATAAATGCACCAGTATCAATTCCAATTTGCTTTAAACCAATGCCTATTTTTCCAACCGTACCAAGCAAACCTGTAAATCCACCAAGCCATTTACCTACACCAGTTGTACCGATGTGGTCAACAGTAGCGCTCATCGTATTAAACGATGATGTCATCCCATCAACTGGTTTTAGTGCTTCTTTTTCGTTGGCAATCATTTGTCTCAATTTATCGTTTGATACTCCAATTGCTTTTGCTAATGCGTCTCTTTCAATTGGATTCATTGCTTCCAATTCCGCCAAAGTACCAGCCTGTTTTATGGCCTCTTTCATTGCACCTGCACTATCATTTTGAAATGCTAATTCTCTTGCTCTTTGTAAATTTAAATTTTTACCAAGTATAACGGATGCTTCCATTTCAGCTGCAACTGATGTTTGATAATCTAATAAACCATCACTAATCTCTGCTGCAGTATCCAAATCTACACCCAGTTTGGCAGCTTGTATTGCTGCATCGGATATATTTTTCCCACCGGCTTTGGCGTATTTTGCAAAAAATTCTGTGTTTTCAGCTACATCTTTCATTACTTGCGATGGCGCTACTCCATTTGCTGCTGCTAATTGTGATGTTGCTTCTAACGCGTTTAGAGCAAATTCATTTGAACTACCTGATAACTTACCGAATTGATTTACTAACTTACCTGCTTCTTCACCACTAACACCCAAATGAGATGGTAATAATGATAAATCAAATGCTAATTCATTTGATATTTTGTTTACATTACCAATTCTTGCACCAAATTCAGTTACCGCATCAACTGCATCTTCACCCATTATCAAAGATATTGCAGTAAGTTGTGATTTAAAACCAACCAATTGAGTAAAACCACCACCTATCTTTGCATTTATTTTACCAAACTCATCTACTACATATCCAGCTGCAAAACCAATTACTGTCATTGCACCTTGCCAACTACTAAAAAATATTCGGCCGTAGTTAATTAATTTTTGAAAAAATTTGTTACCAGCATCTAACTCCTCATTCATTTCTTCATACATAGTCTTTACTTCTTTTTGAACGCGTGAGAATTTAGAAGCTTGTTCGGTGGAGTGTTGAAGTGTTTCAAAATGTTTTTGGGCTTTAATTAACATTGATTGTTCAACCGCATTCATTGTACTCATCTCCCCTGCCATTTCTTCAAGAATACTTGCCATTTGACCATTTAATGAAGCTATTTTATTACCAGCTAATGCTCTTTCGGCCGCATCTTCCTCGTTTAATTGTGATAATTCAGAAGTTGCTATTGATATATCAGCCATTAAACGATTTACTTCTATAAATCCAGCTGCATTTGGTGATTGTACCATATTTATACTTTTAGAAAAATCAATACCCAATTTTACTGAATCTTTTAGTACATCTTTCAATCCGTTTTGTAATGATGATATACTACTTATTGAGGTTTCTAAATCACTATATGTATCAAGTTGCGCTTTTGTACCAGCCGTTAATTTATCGTTGGCTTTATCTCTTTTAGCTAAAAGTTTTAAATTTTTTTCTAATTCTTTATTTAATTCTTCATCATATTCTATTCCTTGTTCTTTTTTTTCTAATATGTCTTGTTCAACTTTGGCAATATCCTTTAATAGCTGTAATCTAGTTTTAGATACACCTGCGTCATTAGCGTTATTATTGCTTGGGTTGTTTGCCATTATTTATTTTGTTTCAATAATTTAGCCATTATTTTGTTATGCTTTTCCATTTCTTTCATACTCGCAGCAATAACAGGGTCAACTCCAGCTTTTTCTGCTGCTGCAATATAATTATCCGCTACACCACGTTTTAACGCTGAAAAGAAATTATCAACAATTTTATCTAATAGACCTTCTTTTAATTGGTTTTTATTATCCATAATACTACATTTATTCTTATATAAATATCCATAAACAAAAAAAGTTAGGATTATTATCTCCTAACTTTACTATTTGCTTTTTGAATTTGCTCCTGTTCTGCTTTCTTAATCTTTAATAAATTATTTACATACAACCTTCTTATATGTAGTGGTAAATTATATACATCTGAAAATGTAAATCCACCACCGCCTCCAAACACTAAAAAGAATATTTCTTCGTGGAGTTGTAAACTATAATTAGTTGGAAGGGTAAAAAAAGCTAATCCCAAAGGGGATGTCTAGCGCCTCCGCTTCGCCGGTGATTTCAGAAACGAAATCGTATTTAAGGTCTAAATCTGGTGAGATTGTTTTTATGTATTCCCTAAACGCTTTTGTATCTTTTGCTAACATATTTTTTGAAAATTTGCTAACTACACCTCTATCAGAGTCACCATCTACTGAAACAATCATATATTTTAATCTAGTAGATACATCGGATGAAAACTCTTTATTTTTAGCTAATCTTTCTAATGAAGCAATTTCTGCATTTATATCTTTTTCATCTTTGTGAGTTAATAATTTAAATACCACTTTCTTTTTACTTAATGGTAATTCTATTTCATAACGATTTTCTGCATTTAATATATTATCAACAATATCTTTTGTTTGAACTGCCGATAAATCAATTACAACTTTTTGTTTTTCACCACTAAATGGGTCTGTAACTTCTACCTCATAATCAGGTCCGTATCCTAAAATACGAGTTGCAAGAAATACTGCATTCTTATCACCGATAACAATATCATCTGGATTTACATCTGGTTGAACTACTACTGATTCAAATAATTTATCTAACACTACACCCTTACGGATTAGATTTTGAGAAGAAAGTATATCTTCTTCTTTTGCCGTCATATATTTGATTTCTAAAGTTCCTTTACTTAAAGGATTTGATGGTGCGTAACACTTACCCTCCGATGGTAATGAAATGATTTGAACCGGAAAATCATAAGTTCTAGCTACCGCTTGTTGTGTTGGTTGTTCTGTTTGAGGTTGCGTTGGTATTGCAGTTGTTCCTCGTGAAATGTTTAATTCGTCTTCCATAACTATAATAAATTGTTGTTGTTTATTCCTATTCTTCTAATACATTCTGGTCTTGTGCATAATTCATGTGGTAGATTACCGCAAGAACATCTATTCTCATCTATATTTGATGAAAACTTTTGTACACTATCTAAAAGTAATTGTTTGTTTGAAGTTGGTTGTTGTTCTTTTAATAAATCTCTAATTTCTGTTAGTAGATTTTTAAGTATTGTAAATTGTCCTAATTCCATAACATTATTTTTTATATATATAAATATACTAAAACAAAAAAAAGTGTGTAAAAATTACACACTTTTCTTAAATTTTTAACTTTTTTATTTTTAGTATTCTAATACACAATAATCTACTGATAAAGTGATTGATATGTTTACGGGGTCATTTGAACTCCAATCCATTTCACCAAATTCAGCTGCTGCTACAAATGCTCCAACTAACTTCCAGTTTTCAATCTTATCACCAACAGGTCCTAATGCGTAGATGTCAATGTTTTTCTTATAGAAATCAGCATATCCATCACGACCAGTAATAGATTCGTGTGAAGTTCTAATCCATTCCATTACTGCCTGTGCTCCAGATGGAACAATTGGGTCATATAATTGAATAGTTAAATCATCCCAGTTAGATTTTCCCTTTATCTTACGCTTTACGTTGATGTGGTCCAATGTGATAGTTTCACTTGTATATTTTGGTCTGTTGGATGCCTTTATCATAAATGACGGGATGCCATCTACTTCCATTACAAATCTTTGAGATAATTTAGGTTCAAAGTTCGTGTAGAACATTTTATCAAACCCTAATACTTCTGCCATTTTTTATTTCTCCTTATATCTTTTATATAAATATATCTTTTTTAAATTTATTATGCTCCAAAAGTTGCGCCAGTAGGTAATATATTGAAATCAATTTGGATAAATTCAGCAGTTTTAGTAGGTTGTAAGAAAATTGCTCCTTGTAAGATGTTTCTATCAATCACATCTGGTGTGTTATTTGAATCATCCATTACCACTCTAAATGCATATAAACCTTGTCTTTGTTGGATACCCTCTAAATATGGATTTACAGTATTTAAGAATTTGTTTCTAGTCTCTGCCGTATTTTGTTCAAATACTAAATAACGAGATGTAGAAGCGATATATTTCTTAACCGTAATCAATAATCTACGAACATTGATTCTATCTAATGCAGATGGTTTAGATTGTAAAGTCTTTTGTCCAAATGCTACAATACCTTGTCCCGGAAATTGTGCGATTGGGTTTACTTTTCCTTCATACAATGTATCTCTATCAGCGTGAGTTAGGCGATTTACTACTGAAATTGCTCCTGTAATACCACCGCGATTTAACCCTGCTGGTGCAAACCACTCTGCTGCAGTATTATCATTTGCTGCAAATACTGCTGGCATTAATACCGATGGTGGAACTGCTACCATTTTGTTAGTATTCAAATCAATTGTCTTAATCCAAGGGTAGTAAGTTGCTGCGTAGTTAGTATCTAATGATTCTG